TTGATCCCCTCGCTCAGGATGCTGTGATGGAGCACCACGAACTTCTTAGAGGGATCCTTGCCCCAGGCGTTGAGAGTATCGAAGAACTGCTCACGATCAACCTTCTGCCCATCGATGATGGCACCAGTCTTGCTGGTGATGTAGAGGCAGGAGTAACCACGCTCGGCAAGTTGCTCGCGGAAATCAGACTCTGCCAGCAGTTTGATGATCTGCTTGGTAGAACGAGCAGCAATCAGGATCTTACCCAGATCGTTGTCATCGATGGTATCCAGCAGGTTCTGGGAGTCACGATCAGCAATCATCTGCTTGTCCTGAACCATATCCAGTTGCTTCACAACAACCTTAGGAGGAAGAATGTAACCTTCCTCAACCAACTTGGGAGCAGGAACATTGCAGATCACGTTGCCATAAACCTCAGGATCATTCATCCCAGGCTTGGAAACAGTGAGAGAATGCTTAGGAGTAGCAGTGAAGAAATAGCAGCGCCCAGCAGTAGCAGAGAAGTGCTCCGTAGCAGGGAAAAAGTTACGTTGGACCGAATTGTGCGCTTCATCAAAGTAAATGTAATCAACGTTGATGTCTGCCTCTTGAAGACGGGGCAGGGAGTGATAGGTGGTGAAGATCAGTTGCTTGCGGTATGCTTGCTGACTCCAATGACGAATCACAGAAGGTTTGGTGCTGCTGAAATGATGAGTCTCACCGCTGTGAACGTGCATCACAGCAACATCAGTGTGAAACTCAAGGAACTCCGCAGAGAGTTGCTCAGCAAGCAGAATACGGGGAGCAACCACAACCACGATGCCACGATCGCAGGCATCAAGAAAATCAAGAGAGTCCTTGATCATACACATAGTCTTACCACCACCCGTAGGGATGATGACCTGACCCTTGTTGTGTGCCAGCATAGCGGTCAGAGCATCTTGCTGGTGGGGGCGGAGTTGCATCACAGATCTCATCGCGTATGAATCTATTATAGCAGAAAACCGCCCATCAGGAAACCCAGTGGACGGTCTGTGAACTGGTTGTCAGTTGTTATCGTGTAGGTCGGAAAGAAGTTTGCCTTTGTAAGTCCAATACTTTGGACCACGGTTAGAACCACCTTTAAGACTATTGACAATGGCACTCATGCTAGTCTTATTCCCATTGTAAAAAACACTATTACCACCATCAGCAACAGTACACTTAATATGTGGGTTCAAGGTGGATACAAGTTCTGCTCCTACAGGAATTTTATAAGTAGCAAACTTGAAAGAAGGACGTTTCTGCTTTAAAGAAATGAGAGGTTTTTCTGTTACATCTCCCACTTCTTCCAATTCTTCTAATTGATCCTCTCTATCATATTGATTTAGAGTCTCGGATGTTAGTTTTAAAACAGTACCAACCAGATCAGGATTTTTTATAGCATATCCTGGGCAAAATCGCGCATCGATGCTCTTAATGGAAAAATCTAAGAGTTGATCGACTGACCATTCTGCTCGATCTCGGTTTGTAAATTTTATAGGAGTTGCCATTTGTATGTGTGTTGTGGACGTTTCTATTATAAGAGGAAAGAGGATAAATGTCAATCCAAGGGCAACCGTGCTTCGCTGGGATCGGTGTTCCGTGGTGGGGGAGTATATTTTTTAGGTTTCGGCATCTTACCTAATCCGTGATCTTCTAATCCAACAGTAGATCCAAAACCATAATCATATGTGAGAGCATCATGGCACACATAATGCGGATGATCAACGGGAACACCCACTCTTTCACACATTTCTTTATGATTATCTTCCATCAACTCAACGGCATAAAGCATGTTGTTTAAAACGTGCTCCTCTGAGTGATACTTAATCAATTCATTCTTGAGAGCAATAATAAAGTTACCAGAACCAGCAGAATTATCAAGAAACTTAGATTCTGGATTCTTTCTCTTCTCAATATCAATCATTTGAACCATCTCTTCACACATTTCCATCGGTGTGAATACTTCTTGAGTTTCGGCAATTCTTTCATCCGAACGTTCAATGTTAGATCCAGTTTTCTTGTTATGTTGATTCTTATC